TGCTTTATGCATATATGAAAGAACCATTGTTCCTTGAGTATCTGTTAAACCAGACATCACATGCACAATAGAATCTTTAGCAATCTTTAAACCAGTAGTCGAAGGCCCAACAGCTTTATTACCGTAATTAAAACCTTTATCATTAAAAATAAAATATTCATTTTGAGTTTTTGGTATTACCGCAACACCGCCATCACCACCTGGTATTTTTCGTTTAGCAATCTCACGAATTTTTCTGATCTTCCGTGGATCAACATATCGAAGTTCTTTAATACCGGCTTTCGTATCAGTTTCATCAATTACAACATGATAATAAAGTCTGCCATCGATATACCAACGGCGATATGTTTCATATGCTTTTCTATTAAAATCTAATAGACTAAGAACATTTTGAAATTCTTCACGAATAACTTTTTTAAGTTTGTCGGATATTTCTATATTATCAAGATCAATATTAACTACTGTTTCTTCATCAATATCAATTGATTCATTGATAATTTCGTCAACTGCAGCATCAATTTCTGGCTGCAATGACATTTCTCTATACTTAGTGACTAATTCAGCTTCAGTTCTTACGGTGCCATCGAGATCAATATATGTACCATAAGAACCACCTGCAGCAACAACAACGGCTCCATCATCAGACTCTTGAGGAGCAAATGATGGAGCTGTATCTACAGGAATATTTCTTTTAAATTCAAAGCCAAATAATTTCATTTATTTTTCCATAATTTAAAGGGAAATATTTCCCTTTAATATGTTATTCAATACTACTTATACTTATTAAACCGGGGCTCTTGTACCACCCGGCATACCAGTATCGATAGGCAATGTGGTATTAGTAACCAATGGTACCCAATAATCATATGAGAATGTTACACCAAATCTTTGAATTTGGTTTTGTTCACCCCAATTAAGTCCAATATTACTAATAACAGTTGGGAAAATACCAACAAATTCATAGGATCTAAGTTTATCACCGGACTTACCATATTGTGTTACAATAGCAGATCCGTTTTTATAGCTATTATTTTTACTAAGCTTTAGATTACCTACAAACTGATTCATCTGATTTGACCATGCTTCAAACATATTTCTAACAGTGAAATCTTCATCATTAATAACAGTTACATTCCAATCTTGATATGTACGATCACCAGCTAATTTAATTTGACGACCAAAATAATTAACTAGCACTGAACCTATTGTTGCATCTGGAATTTCAGAAGCTTCACATGTAAAAGTAAATTTTGTAAGAGTAGCAGTATCTTCACCAATACCCGGTGAAATTACAACTTCAAACAGTGATGGTCTTACACCACCACTTGCAAGACCTTGTTTTCTAAATTCATTAATATTAAATGCCATTTATTTAACTCCTATTCTTTATTTATTAGAAATTACCGATGATTGTTGAGAATTGAACACCAGTTCTAACAGCAACGAAATTTAACTGAATGAAGTTAATTGAACGATTTGGTTTGATGTAAATATCACCCCAGAATTCATTGCGGTCAATTCTATCACTAGTATTATTTGTGGAATCACAAACAACAAGGAAATCGGTAATACCACGGCGGGCTTGAACATCACGTAGATATGGAATAACTAGATTTCTGAATTGTGATCTTGTAAATTCATCATTAAATTCGAATAGTGAGAATCTTGAAGCATTTGCAATAGCTCTTTCGAGAGTAATGAATAGACGACGCACATTAATACGATCGAATGCCGAAGATTTTTTGGTACCAGTCTTATCACCAAATAGAACAGTTCCTTGACCGGGGAATGTTACAATTGGATTTATAGAGTTTTTATAAAGAAGATCTCTACTTGGTAGAGTTGGATTATAACGAAGTTTTACGATATTTTTAATTTGACCACGATTGAATCCAGCTGGTGACCACCAGGCATCGTTCGTTGCTTCTGTTCTTGCACAAAGACCGGCAATATCGCCATTTAATGGAACATAACGATATACATCATTATAACGATCATACATATACTTATATGAACTATCCGAAACATAATATGTTGAATCAGCTACTGCACCAAACCAATTAATAATTGAAGTTGCTTCATTACCTGGGTTTGAACGAGCAGTTGAATCGTCTGGTGAAATAAATGCAATACAATCTTTACGTGTTTCACAAATATTTTGAATGATATAATTAGCAAGTTGGAAATTACTAACTGTTTGACCATTTACAGTGGTTGAACCACCAATCGGCTTACCTTGAAGAACCAGCGAAATATCAACTTGTTCGGTAGAATTAAATAGATCATAACCAGAAGCAAGAACTGGGAAAATACTAGTATTACTTTCAGAATAACCATCAGTACCACCAGAAAAATCCAATGTAAGAGGTGATGAATTACTTGATGAAGCAATATTCATTGATGTAGCCGAGTTTGCACCAGAGCGATCGTTTGCCCACCATACATAAGCAGAATTATCATTGATAACCGTCTTATAATATAAAGAAGCACCATTATCTGATTTTGCATCAGTTGCACGTGACAGATTTTGGAATACTTCAAGTACTGCACCAGGAGCTCCCGTGAATTGGCCGTCTTGATCGATCACAACGATATGCATGGTATCAACGGCGGCAGAATTACCAAAGTTAGCAACATAATTGGAAGTTGCAGGCGCTCCATTAGTACGATTTGCAAATTGCCAAGATCTAGTTAAATTAACAGCAGCTGGTATACCATTCGTTGTTGTATTTGCCACATAATCTGTTGATAATTTATATACTGAATCAAAACCAAGACTGAATGTAGCTACAGAAGCGTTTGCAGTTACAGAGCTTATATTATTGACTTTCATATATTGTGTACCAATTGATGAATTACCGATTGTAATTAAATCACCAATAGTTACATTAGCAGCAACTCCTGTGGCATATGTAGTAGCTGTACCAACAATAGTATTGGAAACGAATGTAAATACACCGGTATTGTTTCCAACACTTAATCCAAATGAACCCGTGATCGCACTATTACTTACAATTGCAATAAGATTTAAATTTGAACTATATGCATTAACACTGCTACATACTGAAATACGAAGACTATTACCAAGATCGCCAGGATATTTAGCAGCATAAACCACAGTATTGTCAAAATTACCGTCACGTACATTTAAATAATCAGTTCTATTTTTTACAGTATTATTTAAAATACTAGTTAAAGAACCTGTATTTGCTACAGCATTCATTGCACCAATTGTTGCAGTTGAATTTGTTGTATTTGCTGCACGTACTACATATAATGCACCACTATATGCTAAGAAATTAGCGGCGGTAAAAAATGTTTCATAGTTATTAGCATTTGGTTTACCAAATGTATTAATAAGATTTGTTTCATTTGTTATTAGAACGCGTTCACCAACAGGACCCCATTTAAAAACACCTGCAATAGCACCGGTTGTGGTGGAAATGCCGGGAACAATCGTTGTAAGATCAATCTCAGTAACATTTACACCTGGACTTACTTGAAATGCCATAGTTATCTCTCCTTTTTATAAAATTATATTTCAAAACTTATGTTTATTTATAAAATATTGTTCTCTGGCTCATTATAAGTATCAACGACCATCCAACGATCACCTGAAACTTCAATTATGATTTTTTCTTCTGTTCCATCTTGAATAAAACCAAATGGTGCAAGATCCTGCATAACTTCTTCTTCATTTTTTTCGCGTAAATTTGCTAATGTATTTATAGATGTCAATTCTTTAAAATAAAGTTGATCTGATAGCCAAGCAAACAAGACAAGACCCATAACCAAATCATCATGCTTACCTGATTCGGCCTCATATGTATTACCTTTTTTGGAAAAAGTCGATAATTCATTAATTGTACTTAGATCATTAATGATTAATTGATTGCCTTCAATTAATAGTTTTAATATCGAACACCCGGTTTGTTTAACAATTTTTGTAGTTCGAATACCTTTATCGGTACTACCACCACTAAAACCTGATGTAACCTGTTTACCGGATCTACCACCACCTGCAGTTGTAGATAATACATTATCATATTCAAAATCAAAATGTAATGAATCTGCTACTTGTCCACCAATATCATTAATTTCAACAAGAATAGCTGCACTATTATAAGATTTACAAACTCTATGTATTATATCCGCATAATCTATAGGAGTCATCATATTACTTTTAAAAACACATACTTGTTTATAAGGCATTGCACTTATATCGAATATACTAAATGCCGAATAATCTAAACCTTTACCACGAGAAACGTCAGCTACACATACATATTGTTTATTTTTTTCCGGCGATTCATAAAGTTTTAAACCTTCTTTGGCATGAATAGGTGTTTTATAAACAAGTTCTTTTAGTTTCCAACCTGCAATAAGAGTACCTGATGATCCTTGAAATTCTACTTCAAATTCTTGTGCAAATTTTTCGGTATCAAAGTTAATACCTGCTAATGTGTCTTTTCTCCATTTTTCATCGCGACCAGGAACTCTATCCCATTTAACCATAATAGGTTTATAATTATTCTTATCTTCTAATGCATTTTGCCAAATAGCATAAAAATGATTCAAACCATTTGGTGTTGAAACAAGAATAACCTGAGATGTTTTACCAGATGAAATTGTAGGATAAACCGAAGTAAAGAATTCATCCCAGTTATCAATGAATGCGGCCTCATCAATGAATAGAAGATTAATACTGAAACCACGAATGTTATCAGCTGATGTGGCAGTAGCAAGAACTCTACTGTTATTTTCAAGAACAAATGAACCTTTGTTCCATTCCATAATACCATGCTGCATCCATTTTGGAAGATGCTGATATGCTAATTGAATTTTACCTAAAATTTCACGAGCGGTATCGGCTTTATTAGCAAGCAAAGCTACGTTTTTATCATTATTAAAAAGAATATACCATAAAATAAAAGCACAAGTTGTAGTAGATTTACCAGCCTGACGTGATGTTGCTATAATATTATAACGATTTTCAGCCATAGCTTTAAGCATATCAATTTGATAATCATATGGCGTAAAAGGAATTAATCCTTTATCTACGTTAACAATTTTCATATAATTACTAACAAAATACACGACGTCTTGTGAACACTTGACCATTTCAGCCACCATTTCTGGTGTCCAATTTACATCAATCCCTGCACGTTTTAAATTAGGATTGCCCATATAAGCTTTAAAATTTGGAATTATTTCTGCATTAGTATTCATTTTTGTTGACATCATTCTTATGTTGTGATATAATCAGTATTGACAATATAAAGAGTTACTTAATAGATCTATTCCGCATATTTTCAATCATCTTCTGAAGCTCATGGGTTGATCCAACAAATAAATTGTTTGTAACTTGACTCTTTGAATCATCATCACGAGGTATATTGGCTTTATCGATTGTTCTAATCTTTTCTTGAAGTTCAAGCAATTCTTTTGAAGCATTTGTAACAGTATCCATTAATTTAGCTAATACTTCATATGCTCTAGGATTTTGTGATTGCTGAGCAATTATAGTTAACTTAGCTATAGCTTCAGTACCATTTTCAATAACCTCACGAATATTTGCTCTAGAAAATGTAAAATCTTCATCAGCAGAATC